GGTAATTTAAACCTTGCCAGTCAAGTAACTGGTACACTTCCTACNGNTAATGGTGGTACAGGTGCTACAAGCTTTGCTCCTGGTAAGGTTTTACAAGTTTTAAATACTACTCGTGACCAATCATCATCTACTTCTTCAAGTTCATTTGTAGATATTAATAGTGGTTTTAAGGTTGATATAACTCCAAGTAGCACAGGTTCAAAAATTTTAATTTGGTGTCATGTTGCTGGTATTGCTACTAATTCTAATTCTGCTAGTGCTTGTTCTATTCAAGTATTAAGAGATAGTACTTCAGTAGCTTATAATGAAAATATTAAATATGGAGCACAATATCCAGAAAGTTTTACAACAACAATCACTCATTTAGATGCACCTAATACTCTAAGTCAAATAACTTACAAACCTCAATTTAGAAACAGAGAGTCAGCAAATGTTAGTATAAATATTTCTGGTAATGATATTTCAGAAATGGTTGTCATGGAGATAGCTTCATGAGTAACTCAGAAAAAATTAATAAATTTTTTACAGCTATTTTCAATGTTAAAAATAGTGTTGAATTACACATTGATGGTATTCCTGAAACAGAAGAAGATTTTAATAAAATAAAATGGAAACAAAATGATAATTCTTTTTCTACTAATAATCCTCATGCAGAAATAACATGGACAGCCGTCAAGGCGGAGATGGATAAGCTGTAAATGACCTTTGCNGCCTCAAGTTTCGCCGAGGCAGCTTTTGCTTCGCAATCAGAACAGAATATTAGTATTGCTGTATCAGGATTTAATAATACCGTATCATTAGGTGCAGTAACACCAGCAGGCATACAAAATCAAAACATAGCGGTTAGTGGATTAAACATATCATCTGCTTTAGGCACACACTCTGTGTCTACCTCTGGTAACGTAGCGATTGCCATATCTGGTCTATCTGCGTCCACGGCTCTCGGATCAGTAACAGCAGGAGCGTTAACAAATGTATCTGTCACAGGTCAATCTGCTAGCACAGCAGTGGGTAATGTTATTGCAAGTGATGCAACAATCGCTTTAGTATCTGGTATAAGTGCTACAGCGTCTCTTGGTGCCGTAACACCATTACCGACATCTGTTGTAAATGTTACAGGATTATTAACAAGTTCAGCTGTAGGATCTGTTTCTGCAGCAGCTAATATTACAGTTGCTCCTAACTCATTATTGGCTGGTATATCTGTAGGTACGCCACAGATAAATCTTAACGCCGATGTAGATCTCACTGGTCTGTCAATGACAGCTTCTGTAAGTGATAGTGAAGCAGTTTACGCATGGACAGAAGTGGACGATAGTGCTACAATGGTCTGGCAGGAGGCAGCATAATGGCGTCAACATATTCAACTAGATTAAAGATAGAACTTATTGGATCAGGTGAACAGGCAAATGCTTGGGGTAATACTACTAATAATAACCTATCACAGTCATTAGAACACTCAATTGCTGGTGTATATACGAAAAACTTAGGGTCTTCTTCTAGCCCTTATACATTAACCACGAACAACGGCCCACAAACACAGGCCAATAACGAGGCTAGACAAGCTGCAATAGTTTTTACAGGACATAGTTCAGATTTTATCATACAGTTTCCTGCTGTTGAAAAAATGTACTTCTTACGAAATGCAAGTTCATCATATAAAATTACAGCAAGACTAGGTGGTAGTGGTAATACTTTTGTTATTAATCCTGGTCGTAATGTTTTTATAACTACTGACGGTACTAACTGGTATGAAATACAAACACAAGGTAGTGATTGGGTAACAAAGACAAGCACCTATACTGCTTTTGCAGGAGATAAAATATTTGCTAATACAAGCGGTGGAGCTTTTACAATTACTTTACCTGCTACAGCATCGGTAGGTGATGAGGTAAGATTTTTAGATTTAGCAAATAATTTTGATACCCACAATTTGACTGTGGGTAGAAATAGTCATAAAATAGACGGACAAACAAGCGATCTTACGGTAGCAACAGAGGGTGCAGCTTTTGCTTTAGTGTACTCTGGTGCAACTTATGGATGGAAACTACTGGAGAAATAATATGCCAACTTACGAATCAATTAGATATAAGTTTTCTGGTACAGCTATTACAGGAGTTGTGCAAGAATCGGAAAATTTAAACGACGTAGCTAACAAAGCAACATCAAGAACAAATTTAGGTGTTGAGATTGGTAGTGACGTACAAGCTTTTATATCTGCAACTGCAGGAACAAATGCTAACGGATCTAGAACTGTATCTACAAGTAGCCCAACAGGTGGCTCTGATGGAGATATCTGGTACAAGTACACGTAATGCATGACAGTATTTATTAAAGATGGTGGTTCTTTTAGAGAAATTAGTGAGCTTTTTGTAAGAGATAGTACATCTTATACAAATAAAACTGTAACAAATGCTTATGTCTATCATAGTGGCGATTGGCGTGAAATCTATACATTATTTACAGCGACCAGTTATGTAATTTTAGCACCTGGAACAACCACTATAACAGTGCCCTCACTAGCAAATGCAATACATATTGAGTATGCTGTAGCAGGTGGCGGTGGTGGTAACAAAGGACAAGATTATGACAAAGCAGGTGGTGAACAAGGGGGACCTGGCGGTGGCTCTGGTGCTTATGCTTCGGATTTAGTTTTTTCTGTTACAGGCGGTGAAACATTAACAGCTATTGTAGGAGCTGCAGGAGCTGCTGGATCAAACAGCTACACTGGTGGTGGCCCTGCAGATGGTGGTACAACAAGTTTATCTGGCACAACAACAAATCAAATATTTTCTTTAACAGGTGGTGGCTCTGGTACAGTCACAGGTGGAGGTGTTCAAGGACCTTTATCAACTTTAACAGGAGGGACAGCTGGAACCGCAACAATCACAGCATCCAGACTTACAAGTGGCACTACAACAGGAGGTTTAAACATTACATCTTTTACGGGTGGTCCTCTAACGGCTTTTAATCAAGCAGGTAACGGCGCTGCTGGTGCAAATGGTATAACATATGGTGGTGATAATGCTAACGGTGTTGGTGCAAATGGCGCTGACTCTTATAATGGTAATGTGGCAGGTGGTGCTGGTGGTGACGCTGGTAACGGCGGTGGATATGAATCAGGTCAAATAGGTAAAACTGGATCAAGAGGATCTGGTGGTGGCGGAGGCGGCACGGAACAAGGTGCACCTGGAGGGCCTGGCGGTGCTGGTGAAATGAAATACAGATTTATAAGGATTTCATAATGCCATTAACAAAATTAAACATAGCACCTGGTATTGATAAACAAGACACTGAATATGGTGCAGAAGGTCGTTGGATTGATTCCGATAACGTTAGATTTCATTACGGTTTACCGCAAAAAGTAGGTGGTTGGCAAAAACTTATACAAGAAACATTAATTGGTGTAGCAAGAGATATTCACACATGGACATCATTGGACGGTGTACGGTACACGGCTCTCGGAACAGAAAGAAAATTATATCTATATTCAGAAGGTGTTGCTTATGACATTACACCTATAAGGTTAGAGGCTGCTTTAACAAATCCTTTTACAACAAATGCCACAACAACTGTAACAGTGGCTCACACAAGTCATGGAGCATCTGTAGGTGACTTTGTTACCTTTGATTCTTTTAGTGCAATAGATGGTTTAGACATGAATAAAGAATTTGAGATTACTACTGTTGTCAATGCAAACTCCTACAAAGTTACACATACAAGCCAAGCAAGTGGCAGCACAAGTGGCGGAGGCGGAACAGGTAACGCTAAATACCAAATATCTGTAGGCGTTGCTGAAGCTACTTATGGTTATGGTTGGGGCACAGATGCATGGAATGTAGACGCCTGGAACACTCCAAGATCAACTTCAACAGTTACATTAGATGCAAGAAATTGGTCTTTTGATAATTTTGGTGAAGATTTAATAGCTACCGTGCATAAAGGTAAAACATTTAGATGGGACACGTCTAACGGAACAGGGGTGAGAGCTGTTGCTATTTCACAAGCACCGACAAGCTCAAGATTTACTCTAGTGTCAATGCCTGATAGACATATATTTTTGTTTGGTACAGAAACAACAATTGGTAATAGCACTACACAAGACGATTTATTTTTACGTTTTTCATCACAGGAAGATTTTACAACATGGGGTCCAACAGCAACAAATACTGCAGGATCTTTTAGAATACAAGACGGATCAAAGATTGTGGCAGCAGTAAGATCACGTAATGCTGTTTTAGTATGGACCGATACATCACTTCATGCAATGCAGTTTGTTGGTGCACCTTTTACTTTTTCATTGGTGCAAATAGGTGCAAACTGTGGTGCTGTAGGTGTGCATGCTGCCGTCGATGTAAACGGTGTAGCATACTGGATGTCACAAAATGCTTTTTATCTTTATGATGGTTCAATAAAAAAAATACCATGTAGTGTGCAAGATTTTGTATTTGAAGATTTTTCTATTACACAGCAACCAGAAACGTATGTTGGTGTAAATTCAGAGTTTAATGAGGTAACTTGGTACTACGCTTCTACAAACGCTACACAGATAGATAGATCAGTCACATATAATTACTTAGAGAGAACTTGGTATACATCAACATTGTCAAGAACAACTTGGACGGATTATGGTGTTTATCAAAGACCATATGCAACAAAATATGAGATAGGCACAACGGGGAATACTCCTACTGTTTTAGGTGTAACTGCTGGTGCATCCTTACTGTATGAACATGAACAAGGTGTAAATGACGATCAATCTGCTATGACAGCATTTATTACTTCAGGTGATTTTGATATACAAGATGGACAACAAATACTATCTATAAGC